TTGTGCTTGCGTAGAAAACACTGATTTTAGACCAAAACTTCTCGACGATATTCTCAAAGAAACAGGACTACGATAAAAATATAAAAATAAAGCTTGACAAACCACACAAAGTAGTGTATAATATACTTATAGAGTCCTGAGAGGTAATCCTATAAGTATCAATTAACAATTGTTGTTATAACAATAATATCTAGAGAAGGAGATTTAGGTTGCTACCATGCCCTAAATGTAATAGTTCTGATGCATACAACATTCAACCAAATGGTTGGGGCCATTGCTTCTCATGTGGGTCTAACGTTCCTCCTGCGACTGCCCAACAACATCTTAACGGGAGTATTAACATCGACCACGACCAACAATCAATTACCACCCCTACGGTAAAAGAACTTTCCCCTCTTACGGAAGTTTACCGAGCATGGCCTGAACGAGGCCTTTCTAAAGAAACCATTTCAAAATATAAAGTTTGGGTTGGTGGTGAAGATGACAATTTTGCTGCTAGGTGTCCTCGCTTCGACATCAATGGCAACCATGTAGCAAACAAGGTTCGTACACAGAAAGGCGATAAGGATCGTAAGAAAGGTGCTCCCTTCTATTTTGAAGGCGACAAAAGCAAAGCCGAACCTCTATTCGGTATGCATCTTTTCCCGCCCGGTGGTCGCTACATCACCGTCTGTGAGGGTTATGAGGACGCTATGGCCGTTCACCAGATGTTTGGTGGCAAGTACCCCGCAGTGTCCGTAGAAGGTGCTTCTAGCGCTTCTGACGACTGTAAGAAGGCTTTCGAGTATCTCAACAGCTTCGATACAATTGTGTTCTGTTTTGACAATGACGATCCCGGTCGTAAAGCTTCTAAGGCAGTGTCTTCTATTGGGTTTCCTCTGGGTAAGGTAAAAATCCTCACCCTACGAGAACACAAAGATGCCAACGAATATCTTACGTCTCGTAAATCAGAGAGGTTTACTCGGGAATGGTGGCAGGCACCTGACTACAAACCTGATGGTCTTAAACTCGGTTCCGAAATGTGGGAGGAAATTAACGAACGCAAAGAATACTTTACAGTTAACTATCCATTTCCCGGCCTAGACAAGATGACATACGGTTTACGACTAAGTGAAATGGTTGTAATCACTGCTGACACTGGTGTTGGTAAAACATCATTCCTTAAGCACATTGAACATAAACTCCTTACAGATGACACAGTAAAGGAACAAGGTTATGGAGTTGGATTTCTCCACTTTGAGGAACCTAACGGAGATACTGCTCTGGGGCTCCTTAGTATTCATAACAGTACTCCATACCATCTCCCTGACATTGAACGAGACCCTGCTCAACTCAGAAAGGCTTACGATGATGTTCTTAACAACAATCGCGCTGTTATTTGGGACCACTTTGGCAGCAACTCTGTTGATGCTGTAATTAACAAGATCAGGCATATGTCAGCCCTAGGGTGTAAATACATTGTTGTTGACCACCTCAGTATTATTGTGTCTGACCAGTCAGGTGACGAAAGGAAACAACTTGACGAAATCTCTACCAAAATCAAAACGCTTTGTATGGAGTTGGACATTGCCGTTTTGGCCGTTATCCATACAAATCGTCAGGGTCAAATTCGAGGGACCGCTGGTGTCGAACAACTTGCGAACATCGTTCTTAGGCTTGAACGTGACAAAACCGAGCCCAATGAATGGCGCAGGAATATTACTAAGCTTACAGTGGAAAAAAACCGATTCTGTGGTTATACGGGACCTGCATGTTACCTTTGGTACAACAAAGACACAGCGAGGTTAACTGAATTAGACACTGAAGAAGCTCAAATCTTTGAAGCTGGTGGAAGTATCCACGAAGCTGATAAACCATGGGAGAATTAAGTGTATCTAACCATAGGTAACGATAAATATTGGGCAATCGACATTGAAGGTAACGATTTGTACCCCGCTGTGTCCCGTATTTGGTGTGCTGTGGTTCATAATCTTGCGACTAAGGAAACCGTACGTCTTGTCGGTCACAACCAAATTAAGGAATGGTTTAAAAATCAACCTAAAGATATAAAACTTATAGGTCATAACATCCTAGGGTACGACATGCCCGCCTTGAACAAGGTTCTAGAGACTAACATCACAGTCAAGCAATGTATTGACACCATGTTGATGTCTATGTTCTACAATCCTTCTATGGATGGTGGTCATTCTCTTGGGGCTTGGGGTAAACGTCTAGGGTTTCGTAAAACAGAGTTTAATGATTTCTCTAAATATGTACCAGAGATGCTTGACTACTGTGAAAACGATACTCTTCTATGCGCCCGTGTCTACAGACAGCTCGTAGCTCGTATGCGTAAGGAAGGTTTTACCGAACGTGGTATTGAACTAGAACACAAGTCTTGGTATCTGACTAAGCAGCAGCAGCTCTATGGTTTCCCTTTTAATTTCCAAGAGTGTCTTGCGCTTTACGCTGGTATTAATGAACAGCTTGATGATATTAAGAAAGAAATATATACGTTCTGGCCTCCGAGCCTTGAGATTGTTAAACAATTTAAACAGGCCCGCAAGAAAGATGGTTCATACACCAAAGGGTTTCTCGAACACCAGAAACAATATGTACGAGTACAAGAAGATAATAATGGAGGATACTATGCTTACGATTACGTAGAGTTCAACCTTGCCTCTGGCGACCAGCGCCGTGAAAAACTATTGGCTCTTGGATGGAAGCCACGAGAGTTTACAAAACCATCTAAGACACACCCCAATGGTCAAGCAAAGGTTACTGACAAAGGAGAACTTGTTCCCTCTCTGGTTGAGTACGTAAAAGAGAGTGGAAAGAAGGAAGTTGAACTAATCGCCAAGTGGTTAGATTATAACTCTCGTGCAACTATGCTAAACACTTGGATGGATAATTATAACGACAAAACTGGAAGAATACATGGAAATCTATGGTTGGCTAATACTCTTCGTTATCGCCATTCTAACCCCAACACTGCTAACATTCCTGCCGTACGGCTCTCAAAAGATGGTCGGCCTTTACGTGGGGAAGAAGGAGCTTACACTTACGAAGCGAGAGATTTGTGGACTTGCAGTGACCCTGTTAATCGTTCTCTCGTTGGCGTGGATGCTAAAGGTATTCAGTTAAGAGTACTTGCTCATCATCTAAACAATCCTGAATTTATGGAGGCAGTGGTCAATGGAGACCCACACACTTACAACCAAAAGATTGGCGGTATTAGAGATCGTCCTACAGCAAAAACTTTTATCTATGCTTTCCTCTTGGGAGCAGGAGACGCTAAAATCGGGGAAATCGTTGGGGGAACGGCGCAAGATGGCCGTAAACTTAAACGACGGTTTATTGGCAATTTCCCAGGACTTGAACGACTACTTATCGACCTTGAACGACAGGTGGAGAGAACTGGAAGAATTGTCCTTTGTGACGGAACTCCAATCCTCGTGCGACAAAACCACACAAGGCTTGGGTATCTGCTCCAAGGAGACGAAAATCGAATAATGAAACAAGCTGCTGTTTATATTAGACAAATGTGCGTACGAGATAAATTAGATTCTTTTAAAGTTGGAGATATTCATGACGAACATCAATACGACACACTCAACGAACATGTTGATCCCCTCAGAAGTAATGTTCTTCCTCGCGCTTTCCGTGCTGCTGGGGAGCGTTTTGCTTACAGGTTGCCAATAGATTGCGACAGCAAAGTAGGAAAAACTTGGGCAGAAACACACTAAGGAATAAAAAATGAAATTTTCATTAATGTCTGATTTACATTTAGACTTCCCTCAAAAAAATATCCCATTCGAACTTTTAGAAAAAAACATAATTGTTGCAGGAGATACGTCTAATGGTCTTGAAGGTCTCAAGTTTCTTGATAAACTAAAACGTAAAGGTTTCAACGTATTAGCTTGTGATGGCAACCACGAACATTATAGTAACATATCTCAAAATCGAACTGCTGAAGAAACTGCTGCACGATTTCGTGAACGTTTTCCGGGTAATGGTGAATTTGAAGGTGTACCTGTAATTCTCCGTAACGGATGGTATCTGGTGACAGAAGAAGAGTTGTGGCTCAATATCATGAATGATAGCAAGAGATGTTTACTTACTAAAGAGGCCGTAAACAATCGTGCGTATATGAATTATTGTTCTATTCATCAGAAACTTAAAGAGTGGAAAGATTTTCAGTACAAAGGTATTGTAGTTACCCACACTGCTCCTTGTACAGAAACTCTTGATCCTAAATTTGAAGGTCAAATTACTAATGAATGGTATCATAACCCTTACATGAAAGATTTGATTCAAGAATTTTCTGAACAAATTCTCGTGTGGTGTCATGGGCATACTCATGCGTTTGCTGACAAGATCGTAAACGGAGTTCGGGTGGTGTGTAATCCTCGTGGATACCCCGGCGAAAACCCTAACTGGAAACCTTTTACCATAGAAGTGTAAAAAGTTAAAATAGTTCTTGACTTTTGACACAAACTCTGGTATAATACTCTTATAAAGGATAGAAAGAAATATTCTTTATAATGGTAATTACCAATTATTACCTTTTGAAAGGAAAATTTAAATATGTCTGATAATATTACTACATTGGTTTATCGTGGTAAACTTCAATACGCTAAGGTTCTCGGTGAACCTGTCCCTAACTACGCTAAGGACGGTAAAGAGTGGAAGTTTGATTTCATCCCTAACGACCCTGACAATGCCGCTAAGGAGCTTAAGAGTCTTGGTGTAGGTGATCGGCTGCGTTCGGCTGAGAACACTGATGGCGAACCTCGTTACGACGGAGCAAAGTTTTTGACGTTTAAGCAACGTGCTGAACGCAACGATGGTAGTCCTAATAACCCCGTACGAGTTTTGGATATTCATAACAACCCTTGGCCGCAAGATGTTCTTCTCGGTAATGAAACAGTTGCAGATGTCAAGTTCGTAGTTATTGATAACGGTAAGGGTAAGTTTAAAGGTATCTATCCTCGTTCTATTCGTGTTCTTGATCTTGTGCCTTATACATCTCAGGAATTTGAACCTATCAACGAAGATGACGAGTTCTTTAAAAAGGCTAAGGAGCAGGAACGTCAGATTGCCCTTCTCTCTGGTCTTCGTGCTAATCCTGCCGGTAAGAGTGGCGAATCTATAAGTCTTGATGACTTGGATGATGATATTCCTATCGACTAATAATATTAACAGGACCTGAGTAAGTCCGACCTAAACTGCTCATTTTTTATCTTATAGGAATAATAATGACAACAAAAACCCTAAGAGTAAAACTAAGGTATACTCGTAAAGTAACTCAAACAGAACGTGGACATGTCTATGTAGACGTACCGTCAAACGGAACAATGGCAGACGCTTATAGAATTGCTTACGATAAAGAGTTCGTAGAGTACCTCCCTAAGGAAATAACACTGCAAAACGAGCAATGGCATTTTAAACCAGCAAAGGAACCAGTTAACCATGGCCGACCTAAAGAACCTGCCTAATGACATATACGCGTTGTTCGATCCTACGACCGATCATGAGGTAAATGAGGACAACGTAGAGTGGGCAGGCGAAGAGTTTAAACAACTTCTACGGACCCGGCTACGTGAACGTCAAGGTAACGATCCGTTTCGTATGTCGGGTATTGGTCAACCTGACCGTAAGTTTTGGTATGCCGCCCGTCAAGCGGAAAATGCTGAACCAATGACTCCGAAAACCTACTTTAAATTCCTATATGGAGATACAATTGAACTCCTCCTCCTATTCCTCGCAAAAGAGAGTGGCCATACTGTCGAACGAACTCAAGAAGAACTTGAAGTCAACGGTGTCAAGGGGCACATTGATGCTGTCGTTGATGGTGTCGTCGTCGATGTCAAATCCGCCTCCCCATTCGGATACAAAAAGTTCCAAGAAAATTCAGTTCTAGAAGATGATCCGTTTGGATACGTCCAACAGCTTTCTTCTTATTCGACGGTACTAAACCCCGGAAAAGATGCTGCATGGATTGCTTTTGACAAAGTTGCAGGTGATATTTGCATTACCACTCTTTCTTGGTCAATTATCAACGACTTCAAACCAGCCGAACGCATTGAACACCTACGGGAAATTGTAGCCAGTGATGAACCGCCTGAAAGATGTTATCCTGACGAGCCCGATGGTAAGAGTGGTAACAGAAAGTTAGGGACAGCTTGCTCCTATTGCGCCTATAAGAAAACCTGTTGGCCGGGTCTTCGTACATTCCTTTATAGTGGTCGACCTCGTTTTCTAACAACTGTGGTAAGGGTTCCTGATGTTTTTGAGGTAAAAGATAAGTATGAACTCAATGATTAATGAGAATCCTGTCAGTCCCCCGCCCGGAATTAAAGCAATCGTACGAAAGGCAAGTGACATAAATCAAGACCATGAAGAAAGGGCTTCTTATATAGAAATTTCTGATCTTAACGGTCTTAGGTCTCTTCTTATGCACGTTGAAATTCCTGTTATTATGTTCTTTGCCCCTGAACAAGCCGCCCCTGCTGAACTGGTAATGGTTCTTTATGACGACCCTATAGAAGGTTTTGATTAATATTATGAAATTCAGGAGTAAATTTGAAAAGAACGTATATGAACACGCTCAAAGACATAAACGAAAGCTTGAATACGAACCATCAAGTCCTGTTGTCCGTTACATTACACCCTCCGTCTACGTACCCGATTTCCGATTACCGAACGGAGTTCTTGTTGAATGTAAAGGATACCTCTCCCCAAGAGATAGACGAAAAATGCTTCAAGTTAAACGAGATAATAAAGACTTGGACATACGGTTTGTTTTTCAAAGAGCTAATAACCGACTCACTAAGAGCCCGAACTCAATGATGTATTGGCAATGGGCAGAAAAACATGGTTTCATGTACAGTGAAGAAAGTATTCCAGAGGAGTGGTATAATAATGAATAAACCTAAAATGTTAATATTGGACATTGAAACTAAACCAGCTATTGCGTATGTTTGGCGTCTCTTCAAAGAAAACATTCCCAATGACCGCCTTAAAGAACCACACGGTATTCTTTGTGTAGGGTGTAAGTGGGTAGGTGAAGATGAAGTAATGATGTTCTCTGATTGGGAACACGGTCAACGAGGTATGCTTGAGAACGTTCTTGAACTACTCAACGAAGCAAACGCAATTATCACCTATAACGGTAAGAAGTTTGACATGCAACATCTTATGTCTGCTTTTATCGAAAATGAACTACCTGCTCCGGCTCCTGTAACTCATATTGATCTATTTCAATTCGTTCGTAACAACACT